GATCGCGGTCGCCGCCATGTTCATGAAGTCCTCCGCGCCGATCGAGGTCGCCGTGGAGTTGATCTCGGTGAGTGACACGAGCCCGGGCGCCTGGAGGATGCCGAGCGGCTCGTTCTCGCCGGTGCCGTTGATGACGTAGTTCTCGACCTTCCACCGGATCTTCTCGCCCATCTTCCGCTGGACGTAGGCCCCGAGGAACGCCATGTCGCGGAGCGACTTCTCGTCGACGTGGACGAGCGACTTGACCGGGTACATCACGACCTTGACGTTCTTGACGGCGATCTTCGAGGCGGTGATGGCGACACCTTCGGCGGTCTTCGCGGCGGTGACACCCGACGTGCTCCACGGGGCGTCCTCGTCGGTGGGGATGGTCAGGATGTCCGAGCTGGTCGGGAACGGGTTGAGCGCCCGGAGGAACGACTCCGCCGGGAGGACGAGCGACATGATGCCGGTGAGGAACTGCGGAGGGAGGGCGAAGCCGCCGTCCGCGCCGACGCTCTCTCCGGCCCAGGTCGTGACCGCGTTGATCATGAGCCGCGGGTCGATCTTGCCGTGGGTGGCGACCTCGCGGACCTTGAGCAAGAACTCCCCGAAGCCCTTGGTGAAGCCGCCGTTCTCGCGGGTGGTGCCCGGCGGAACGCCGCCGGTGATGCTCGGCGTCCTCCCGGCCAGAACGGGAGTCGTGGTCGTGGCGCCCTGATCCATGGGCAGCACGACGCGCGGCGCCGGCGCCGTCAACTGCGCCTTGATCTCCTCGAGCCGCTGGAGCCGGGCGATCTCGCCCTGGTTCTCCCGAAGCTCTCCGTCGTAGCCGTCGAACTGCACTTGCTCCTCGGCGGTCAGATTCCGGTTCTGCGCCTCGGCCGCCGCCGCGAGTGCCTGCATGCTGCCGGCGAGCTGCGCGTTCTTGGCGGTGAGGGCTTCGATCTTGTTCATGGCTTCGCCTTCTGCCGGTCTCCCGGCCTCTGGTGCTGTCCCGCTTCCGGCTGGCCGGCGGCGGCTGACCCAGGGCTGGCCCTGGGGAATCGTTCGTTGAGTTGGGCCACGCGGGCGCGGGCCATGTTCGCCGTCACTTCGGGCGAGAGGGTCGCGGCCGGGCGCAGCGGCAGGACTGCGGCGGCCGGCGCCGGCTTCTCGGGGACGGCGATCTCGTCCGTGAAGCCGCGTTCCTTCGCCTCGGCCGCGGTCATCCAGGTCTCGGCCGTCATCCATGCGGAGAGCTGGGAGACGGACTGCCCGGTCGCGCCGGTGTAGATGCCGAGGACGTTCTCCGTCGCCTTCCGCAGCGAAACGCTTTCCTTGCGGGCGGCCTCCTCGATCTCGTCAGCCGTACCCATCACGAACAGTCCACCCATGACCTGGTGGATCATCCACATACCACCCTCGCCCGTGACAACCTTGTCGCCCGCGAGTGCGATCACCGAAGCGATGGAGGCGGCGAGTCCATCGACGTAGGTGGTTCGCTTGCCCTGGAACGCTCGGATGCTGTTGTAGATTGCGAGGCCATCAAAGACGTATCCGCCCGGAGACGAAATGTGAACTTCGAGCTCCTCGGACCCCTTCGCCTCGTCCAACGCCTTCGCCACATCGAGCGGATCGATTCCCGCCCCAGTCCAACCCTTGCCGATGGCGTCGAAGAGATAGAGCTTCGCGATCCTATCCTTCTTCGCCGCCGCGAACGGCTGGCCGAGTGGCGAGCGGACCCGCGCGGCCATCTCCCGCGCCTTCTCGAACCATGCCGGGATCCTTCGCTCGATCATCCCAGCACCTCGCGCCAGTCGACCGAGACGATCCCCTGCCAGGTCCCGGTCGCGGGAACGGTGGCCCGGATGACGATGCCCTCGCTCGCCGTGAGGACGAGCGGATAGGTGGTCGGGTACGGGTTCCACAGGTCCGCAGTCGACAGATGCACGGTGTTCGTCGCGGTCGAGACGCCGAAGTGCCGCGCACCGAATGGCTGGGCGTCGAGCGTTCGCGTCCCAGCCGTGAGCGTGGCGGTGGTGGAGAGGAGCGCGGAGGTGAGGACGGTCGTGCCGATCGGGGTCGACCGCTTCGCGTTGTTCCCGCTGAGGGTGAGGCCTCCAGCCGGCGGGTTCGCCCCGGGCGCGGACGTGCCGTCGGGCGTGGCGCCGGTGTCGGTGAAGGTCGAGGCGGCGTCGTTGTAGTAGACGTTCTGTAGGCCGGATGCGGTCCCCCGGTACACCCGGTAGCCCGTCGCGCCAGCGACCGCGCCGTAAGTCACCACCACCGAGCCGGTGGACCCGGTGATCGTCGCGCCCGAGGACTCGGCCGACGCAACCGACTCGCCCCACGCCCCGATGGCTGCGACCTTGTAGTAGTAGGTCCCGGCGCCGAGCGTCCCGCCCGTCTCCGAGGGAACTGCCGAGGTCATCGCGGGAGCGGAGACGCCGCCGTAGTCGGTGGCCGTGAAGCTGCGGGCGAAGAGGGCCTCCAACAGCCCCACCCCGGCGGTGAACCCGGTCCCGAGCGACGCCACCGAGGTCGTGATCCGGTCAATGAGCGCGCGCGCGTTCGCCTGGGCGGTCGCCCAGCGGAGCGAGAAGATCGGCGAGGCCGCGCCGAGCCCCGCGGCCATCGTGCCGGTCACCCCCACGACGGAGTAGGCGCCAGTCTCGATGTACTTCTGCTCGGTGGTCACGAGGCTCATGCTATCGTCTCCGCGCCGAAGAGCCGGTCAACTGCCAGGTGGGCTGGCTCCCCGCTGAGGACCGCATCGATCATCTTCCTGGCCCGCATCTCCCCGTCAGGCCCTTCCGTCAAGCCCAGGGCCCTGCGGCACTCCTCGACCACGCCCGGCTCGAGCCGTTTCCGCTCCTCGGCCAGGTTCGCATCCAATTTCTCGGGCGCGTTCCGGGTGAGATCCGCCCGTCTAGCCGCCATGCGCCGCTCCAAGCGGTCGAGAGCTACGGCAGCGCGGGCGATGCCCGCCGCCCCGTTGCGCCGCGCCGGCGCGGGCGGCATGTCTTCCTCCGGCACGTCCTCGTCCGGGGGCATGCCCGGCTGCTGGCCGGGTGTCGCTGGTGCCGGCTCCGGCGGCTCCGCCAAGACCTGCTCCAAGGGCCTCACCGTCCCCTCGACCACCAGCACGTCCCCGGCCGGCCCGATGGTGTTGTCGCCCAGGATCGCCCGCGCTTCGTTCCGCGTCTTGAGGCCGCCGTTCACGGCCTGGCGCAGCGCCAGGATCCGCTCCTTGAACGAGCCCATGACGAGTTGGGTCAGGTCGTGCTGCACCTCACGCCAGGGCTTGCGCTGCGGAAAGAGCTTGCGGGTCGCCTCAGCGTCGAAGCGCTCCGCCCACGGGAGCAGCGCATTCCGATAGAACCCAAGGTAGAGCTCGGACAGGTTCGTCCACGCTTCATTGTCCGCGAGGAGTGTCGTCGGGACCCCGAAGAATCGGGCGATCTCCTGAACCTGGAAGCGGGACGCCTCGGTTGGTTGCGACTCCTGGGCGTTGTGGCCGATGGGCTGAAACTTGAAGCCCTGCCCCGTGACCGCGACCGTGTGCGCTGCGGCCGGCCCGCGGTGCGCCTTGTTCCAACTCTCGATCGCCCTGTCCGCCTGCTGCGGCGTCACGATCTTGTCGCTCGAGAGCAGCCCGGAGATCACGGTCCCGTTCGCGAAGTAGGCGGCGCGGAAGACCTGCAACGCCTGTCCGATCCCGATCGCCTTCGCGGCCCGGTAGACCGTCGAGTCCCCGAGCCAGCCGAAGAGCGACGGACCCCGGAGGTGAAACATGTTGGTGGCAGCAAGCTGGGCCGTCCCACCGTAGGGCTGCATGACGTCGTACCAGAAATCCTTGCCCTCGCGGCGTGGCGTCACCCGATCGGGCTCAATCGGCCACAGCGCAAAGAAACGGTTGCCCCCGTCCCACTGGATCTCGGCATACCCGTTTCCGTGCAGCAGCCCAGACCAGTACAGCGCCTCCTCGATCGCCTGGGCCGTGGGCGCGTCCGGGGCCTGGGCGACCGGCGCACCCCAGTTCAGCGTGTACGCCGTCGAGTCGTCGTGGAGCACGTCTCGGCGCCCGTCGGTCTTGTTCTCGTAGACCCGAATCGGGGCCGCGGCGAGTGAGTCGACGATGAGCCGGCAGCAGCCGTAGACCGCCGAGACCTGCGTCGCTGTGTCCGCCGTGACCGGCACCCCGGCCTCGCGCAGGAACGGCGTCGTGAGGAAGAACTCCGGCCGCTGGGCGGAGATGGTGCCTGCGGCGCGGGGCTGCCGGCGGCGTACCGCGAGCTTCCCGGCCCCGCTCTTCCGGCGTCGGCGACGCGCAGTCATCGAATGTCGCTCCCGCAAGGCGGGCCGCTCACAGGCCCCGCATCTCCGGGAACGGCTAGCGCGTCAAGGGGGCGGCGTTCAGCGCAGGAACGCGGCGAGGCGGCAGTCGAGCGCGTGGGCAACGTCCGGCGCCCGGCAGATCGGGCACGGCACGGCGGCGCGCGTGGCCCGGTCGACCTCTCGTAGCAGCGCGATCAGCTCGTCCCGCTCGGCGAGGAGGGCGGGGACGCCCTCGCGGACCATGGCCCGCAGCGCTTCCGCTTCGGCCGTGCAGAGATACGCGCCCCATCGACCCTGGGCGACAGTCAGGACGAAGTCGGCCGCCTCCTTCGCGAGCTTCTTCCACTCCTCGATCTTCTTCGGGTCGATCATGATCTCCCTTTCCGGATCTACCGCCACGGCCTACCCTGACCGAAGGCCCACTCCTCGCGTTCCGCGTCCGTCACGTCCCGCCGGGGCGTCGGGGCCTCGGCGGGCTCGGTGCCAGCTTCGGGTTCGTCCGCCACGCCTTGGAGGATGTCCCCGACGTGGGCTGCGCTCTCCCCTCCTCGCGCCCGGACCAGGGCGTTGATGATCGCCACCCCGATGTCGATCTTCTTGTACTCGTTCTCCCGATCCGGGGCGATCTCCCCGTTCCGGTCGGTGCGCGCCAGGAGGTTGCCGATGCAGAGTGCGGCGACCGGAGAGCCGTCGTGCCCCAGCCGCCCGTCGAGGACCGCCGCCTCCAGCTCCTTCATCGGCAGGCTCTGCGTCTTGGCACCCTGCCGGATGGTGATCGTCGTGACGCCGCCCTCGGCCAGGTCGTTCTCCACCTCGCCGGCCATCCAATCGTCGACGCACGCCTCGACGTTGGGAAATCTCTTTACCAATCCGATGCAGCGGGTAGTGAGCGGGCGGAAGGTCATCGTCTCACCCGGGACGAGCTCCAGCCAACCCTCCTTCGCCCAGCGCTTGAAGTCCGGGTTCTGCTTCACGGTGACCGACTCCGCGGGCAGGTACGTCCAGCGGGTGAAGACGCGATACTCCCACTTCCCGTCCTCGCGCACCCTGGCCGCCACGGGAACCGCCGCCGTGAGGTCCCGCGTCCGCGCGAGGTCGATCCCGACGAACATCTCCCACTCGGCCGGGTCGAGATCGTCGAGCGAGAGAGTCGGATCGGCCAGGGCATTCCACCGCCGAATGTCGAGGAAGGTCGACGCGCTCTGCTGCCACCAGCCGAGGTGTTTCGTCTCGATCGATGCCCGCTCGCTCGGCACGTCACGCCAGGTCCGCATGGCCTTTTTGATCCCAGCGATGGAGAGGGAGATCCCCAGGTTTGGGTTCGCCTCCTGCCAGATCGCGAACTCGTTGGGATCGGAGTCCGTGCCGTTCGGGCGCTTCTGATCCGCCTCGACGATGAGGGCGAAGAGCGCCGGG